GACGCGGTAGCAGCGGCAATTACAGACGCTAAGAACACGCTGGCTTCAACGTCCGCAAGGACTGACAACCCAAGTGCCGCTATAACGGAACTACTTGATCTATTGAGTAAGTCCACTAGGACAGACAACCCAACCATTTCACTAGCTGAAGTAGCCGCCGCCACGCCCAAGATAGTCACTAGCGATGCAGCGGCGGTAAAGGTGGTTGAGGATGGCTACTGTCCGTTGGCTGTTACTTTTGATGGCACTAATGATGCGTTAAGTAGTGATGGTGCGCTCGCTGGGCTAGCTGATGGCAGGCAGGGCTATATAGCCTTTTTCTTTGTCTTGCGCTCATCTGGGCAAAAGATGGTTCTCGCAAATAATAATGATAAAGTCAGGGTAGAATTCAGCAGTGACCTAATACACATTAATGTTAGTGGCGCGGCAGGTTCCCTGGATTTTTGGAGCGATACTGCTTTAACGCATGACGTGTTATATCATTGCGCTGCGTCTTGGGACGTTGATTTTTCGGCGGGCAATAAAAAGAAACACCTTTTCATAAATCGTGTTGACGCAATTGATAACATCACCGATGGTGACGCTGCTTTCGATATAGACTATAGCGCGACTAATTGGGGCGTCGGGTGTTATGGCGGGGACACTAGCGTAGCGCGTTTTAATGGTGACCTTGGGGCACTCCTATTTGGTGTTGAATATATTGATATAACTATTGGGGCTAATCTCGACAAATTGATCACACAATCACTAGCGGGAGTCAATCCAGGTAGTAACGGGTCATTGGTGACCGGTACGGCTGCCGTGATTTATTTGAATGGTCCCGCTAATGAATTTGCGACCAATCGCGGCACAGGCGGAGGGTTGACTTTGATAGGCACGCTGGCGGATGCTGGCACTCAACCGCCCTGTGGTCCGGCGACAGTTGTAAAAACAATTCTCCTACGGACAGATAACCCAACTATCTCTATTACCGATACAGTCGCCACGCTTAAAGCGCTGTTGGCCAGGACAGATAACCCCACGGCAGTTATCTCCGATGCAGTGAACTTGCTTAAGGTGATGTTCACTAGGACAGATAACCCCACGGCTGTCATAACTGAAGCCGCTGCCACGCTTAAGACAGTGCTAGCCAGGGCTGATAATCCTTCTGTTTCAATAACAGATACAGTAAATCTCTTAAAGGCGCTGTTGACGCGGACAGACAACCCAACCGTTATAGCAACAGACGCGGCGCGCACCATCGCTGTCACGCTGGCGCGGGCGGATGCTGTGGCGGCAGCCATAACTGAAATTGCTTCAACGTCTGTTACGTTGATTGCCAGTGACGCGGCGGCGGTTGCCATCACGGAAACCAAAGTCGTAAAAATCCTGTTCGTCTTAGCAGACGCCCTAGCCCTTGCCATAACAGAGACATGCTCAATTGCCGGTGTCCTGTCCAGGGCGGACAATCCCACCATTACATTAAGCGAATTAATCCAGGTGCTCGCCAAGCTGGCTAGGATTGATACCGCTATTGTGGCTATCAATGAGGCCCGGCTTATCGTTAACACCCTTGCCCGGACAGACACCCCAAGCGTGGCCGTGGCCGATGCAGTCGCCACGCTAAAGTCAACCCTGGTCCGGTCAGACAACCCCGCCGCCGCCATTGTTGACGCAACCCAAACCCTGCTAGCCCAGCTTGCCAGGGTGGATAATCCGGCCCTGTCTGTGGCCGATAGCGCCACGGCCAAGGGCCTATTGGCGCTGGCGGATGCCTTGGTAGTGATCCTGGTGGACGTTGCCACGGTCCAATTTGGGGCCATTGCCAGCCTAGTCCGCACGGTCTTGTTGCGCGCGTCAGCAGGGGCGGGTATGATGGGGGCAGGCTTGGGCGAGCCAAATTTGACGGCTACGCGGGACACCCTGACCGGGACCGCTGGCAAAGATGACCCGGACTTGTTGGGTAGCCGGGGCAATGTCGATTTGGAGGGGCAACCGTGACCAAGACCTTACAAGATTTCACATGCTACGCTAATACGGACGTGCCGCTATCGTTTTTGGCAACGGACGAGGAGACAGACGCGCCGCTTAACTTGAGCGGCTCAACGCTTAAGTGGCGCTTGTCACGGGAACCGGGCCTATCCACTATCCTCGATAAGACTTGCACGATATCGGGCACGCCTACGGATGGTGTGTTCACAGTCGAATTGACCAAAGCCGAAACGGCGGCGCTGCTTAACACGTATTACTATGACGTGCGCTTGATTGACGGTACGGCAAAGGAAACAGTCATTGCGACGGGTAGCGTTCTTGTGCTGCCTAGCAATCCGGTAGTAGCGCCGTGAAACAGTTAACGCAAGGCATCTTTAACTACCTCGTGTCAGATGCGGGTCTCGCAGCGCGCTTGGCCACGTATAGCTTTGATGGGGTGTTGCGGCCTGCGGTCTTTACGGACTTGCCGGTGCCGGAAGATGCTGCGTTCCCATTTGTCACAGTGTCCGGTAACATCACGGGCACGGCGCTTGATACAATGAACACGATGGGCGCAGATATTACGCGTGATGTTGGCGTATATGATAAGGCCAGCGCGGGGCAGGCTACGCTTGATGACCTTGCAGATTATGTAAGGAGCTTGCTGCACTTTAGACCGTTCAGCGTGCCGTTATACCGGTTGATTTCTTGCGGCGCTGGCTACCCGGTGATTGCACCTACGGACCAAACGGTGAACGGTCGCTTGATCACAGTTAGATTTCTTCTTGGACGTTTGGAGGCTAACGAATGACTACGAACGCATTTAATACCCAAGGCACACTCATCAAGCGTGGTGATGGTGCAAGCGCCGAAGCGTTTACCACGATCGGTGAAATCAAATCGTTTAACGGGCCGTCCGGTCAGGCGGCGGTACTTGACGCAACGCACTTGGAAAGTACGGCCCGCGAAAAGCTTATGGGCCTGCCGGACGAGGGACAGGTGACGTTCACGATGAACTTTATCCCGTCCAATGCCCAGCAAGTGGCGCTATACAATGATCGGAAGAACCGGACGCGCCGGAACTTCAAGATCGTGTTTAGCGATATCGGGGCCGCCGATATGTCTTTCAGCGGTTTCGTACTTGGCTTCAATGTTGTCGGAGGCGTTGATCAGCTTGCTGAAGCCACGCTTACTGTCGAGATCACTGGCCCAATCACGTTGACCCCGTAGTAGGTGACCTATGGCTGCCAATCCTATTAAAGGTGAACGTGAGATACAGCTTGACGGCAAGACCTATACCATTGTGTTTGACTGGAATGCGCTTACCTTGTTGGCTGGGGAGTTTGGTCTCAACAACATGAACTTGCGCGATACAGGATCATTGGCTAAGGCGCTTGCCATTGGGTTGTTGAAGCATCACAAAAATGAGGGCCTTACGCCCGAACGCATCCAAGACCTTTCACCGCCGCTAGTTCCGACAATAGCGGCGGTGACCGAGGCTTATGAATTTGCCTACTTTGGCAAAGATGGGCCGCCGGTACAAGTGGAGGCGGATGAAAAGGGAAACCCTCGGATAGTCCAAGCGAAATAATCAAGCGGTCTTTTAAGAGCGCTTGGACTGTTGGATTAAAGCCGGAAGAGTTTTGGGCGACAACGCCCTATCAGTTAGGATTGTGCATACATGCTTGTAATGAAAAGAATACGGAAGAGTACCAGCGCCTCATACGTGTGGCTTGGCATGTTGGCGCTTTTACCCGTGTCGAACGTCTACCTGACTTGGACACAATGTTCCTAAAAAAAGAAACATCTCAAGATGCCCTGCGCCAAGGGTTGGTTGCAATGGCGGAAGCGCATAATGCCAAGATAGCTGGGGCGCCTAATGGCTGACGAAAATAAACTAGGCGAAGCCTATATTGAAGTAGTCGCCCGCCTCGATAAGTTCGATGCGCAGTTAAGGGATGTTGAACGCAACGTCAAAAATAGTGCGGAGCGAACGGAACGCGCCACTGACAAGTTTGGCGCGGCAATCAACCGCGCCACTAGCCGCTTGTTTAGTTTGCGCACTGCCGCTGTTGCGGCGGCTGGTCTTACCGGCATGTTCTACTTTACTCAAAAGATGCTGGATGCTGCCGGGTCCATTGGCGAAACGGCTATGAAGCTAGGCGTGACTACTGACCAGCTACAAGAATTGCGCTTTGCCGCCCGTCAGTCTGGGTCAAGTATCGAGGCCATGGATACGGCGCTAAAGTTCCTCAACAACAATATCGGCGAGGCGGTCACTGGCAACAAAACAATGCGCGCTGAATTTGAAGCGCTAGGTATCAACCTTACGGACAATACGGGTAAGACCAAGGCCACGGCGGACGTGTTCCTTGAACTTGCCGATAGGATCAAGGGCATCCAAGACCCAGCCGTGCAAACCAAAGTCATCTTGGACCTGTTGGGGAGGAGTGGTAACGATCTTAAGAACGTGCTACTTGAGGGTGCTGGTGGGCTTAAGGGTCTTGCGGAGCAAGCGCACGAGTTGGGCCTTGTGCTGGAGAAAGATGCAATCGCCAAGGCCAAAGCGACAAGCGATAGGCTAGGCGTGCTGTTCGACGTGATCAAGGTTAGCGGTATGAACTTGGCTATTGCGTTTGTGCCGGTCATGGAATCCATTGTCGATTTGTTTACCAACAAGGATTTCCAGGAAGGTGTAAAGCGCGTGGCTAGCTGGATTTCTGGTATGATTGATTTCGCCGTGCGCAACGCCTCCCAATTTAAGGGCGTGCTCAACGCTATTGATATGGTGGTCAATGGTGCTAATGAAGGTAATAACCTTACGGGTATGCGGGCAACGGGCAACCCGCAGGTTCGGCGCTTGGAGGAACAATTAAAAGCCAATCAAGAAGAACTAGACGTGCTAAAACGGAGCGGTACACCTAATGACGCACCCGATATGGTTTACCGTAACGCACAAGTAGCCGATATACAGCGGCGGTTACGGCAGGCAAAAGAGGCGGAGGCTGCTTACCTAAGCACGTTAGATACGGGTGCAAGCGCTGGTACAGGTGGCGGCATGGGTACGGGTGGTGCGCCCGTATTTGATATAGAAAAGTTCCTACAGGATATGGAGAACGCGGGCGGGTCAAAAGAAGTTGACAAGGTTGCCGCGTCAATAAAGGAATTGCAATTTGCCTTAGAGCAGTTAGGCAAGACCGAACGCGACCAAGCTATAGGTGACGCGCTTAAGGGCGTGGGTGCTGACGATCCGCGATATGATCGTATCCGCAATTTGGCGGCTGCCTATTACGATCTTAAAAAGGCGCAAGACGATCAAAAGAAAGCCCAAGAAGAAGCCAAGCAAATCATCGAGGACACGCTAACACCACTTGAGCAGTACAACGCTTACGTCAAACATCTTAGCGAACTGATGGTCACGGGCGGACTTACGGCGGAGGGCTTTAATCGGGGCGTGGCCAAGGCCAAGGACACGTTGGAAAAACAGAACGACGCGCTAAGCAATCTGAAATCAGCGGCGCAAGATTTTGGTTCTGTATGGTCCAGTGCTTTTGAGGAAGCCATCTTTGCAGCCGAAAGTTTGCAAGACGTGTTGAAGGGCCTATTGCAAGACCTAGCCCGCGTGGCGCTGCGCAAGTTTGTCACCGGCCCGCTTACGGATTGGTTTGTAGGACAGTTCCATAGCGGCGGGCGCGTAGGCGGCAAGGGCACGCTGGGGCGCAGCGTTAGCCCCCTGCTATTTGCCGGTGCCCCGCGTTACCATAGCGGCACGCCGGGCGCTGGTCTTAAGTCTGGCGAAATGCCTGCTATCTTGCAAAAGGGCGAGCAGGTTATCCCGCGTGGCAGCCGTATGGGCGTAGGTGGGATCATGCTTAATCTTACGGTCAATGCTAGCGGCGGCAGTAGGGAACAGAATAAAGACTTGGCTTCACAGGTTGGGCAAGTTGTGGAACGGGTCATTGAGGATAAGGTCTTGTCAGTTATCGGGCGCGAAATGCGTCCGGGTGGCATGTTAGCGTAGGTGAGCAATGGACACATTTACACCGCCTCTACCACCAAGCCTTGAACCGCAGGGCACGCGACGGGCGCGCCTGTTAACGGTTCCGTTTGGTGATAATTACGGGGCCGTGTCGCCTAATGGGCTTAACCCGCTTGATGAAATATGGTCACTGGAATGGCCTCCGCTTACGGAAGCTAACGCAGCTATCATTGATCAGTTCTTTAAGGACCACATAGCCAAGTCTTTCTTTTGGCTGGCCCCTAGGGACACAGTGCTAAAGAAGTGGCTATGTAAAGAATGGCAGCGGGTGCCGCTTAGGGGACCAAGTTTAAGCGGTCTAGACCGCATAACGGCAACTCTAGAACGGGTGTATTGGTTCGCGATATGACTCTCTTCACTCAACATATCCAGGGTGCCGAGCTTGATGCCATCGTGTGGCTATTCAAGTTGGATGCCACCAACCAAGGCTTAAGCACGTACTACTTTACGCCAACCGTCTTTGAGGATGGCACGTCAGTACAATGGGACGGCGATACTTACAACCCAACGGACATGGAGGCCAGTGGCTACGAGTGGTCGGGGCGTGGCGTGATGCCACGGCCTAAGATTAAGTTCAGTGACATTGATCTCCTTATGACCAGCCTAGTAATAGCTGGTAACGATCTTATAGGGAGTCAGTTAACGCGCTGGCGGACCTATAAGCGTTTCCTTGATGGCCAGCCGCAGGCGGACCCAACAGCGCACCACCTTAAGGACATATACAACATTGAGCGCAAGGCTGCACATACGCCCGGTGAAGTTATCGAGTTTGAATTGTCATCGGCTGTTGACCAGGAAGGCCGCTTGATACCGGGCCGCCAAGTGTTGCGCGATACATGCACTCGTTCCTATAGGTTTTGGGATGCTACGGCTGGCGCGTATGTCTACACCAATATTGAATGCCCTTATGTAGGTATGGCGGCATTCGATGCAAATGATCAACCCACAAGTGCCGATAAGGATGATTGCAGCCGGTTCTTATCTGGATGTAAAATACGCTTTTCAACAATCGGCACCGGTGAATTACCAACATGGGCATTTCCAGGAGTGGCGCGTGTACGAGTTTGACCACCTTATCATAGCTATTGCAGTACACGCGGCGACGGACTACCCGCGTGAGTCCTGCGGCTATGTAGCTAACGGCGCTTACTACCCGTGCATCAATGCGGCGGATGATCCGCTTAACGCTTTCGATATGTCGGGCGATACAGGTTTCACACAAGCCCTAATTGATGGCACACTCCAAGGCGTGGTCCACAGCCACACAGACGGCCCCGCGTTCCCAACAAAGCGTGATCTCCTAAATCAAATCAATATGGGCGTGCCATGGGGCATTGCTGTTACGGATGGCAGGGCAGTCAAAGAAGTATTCTGGTACGGCGACCAATTGCCGATACCGCCACTTGAAAAGCGCAAGTTCAGATACGGGGTTACCGATTGCTGGACGCTAATTCGACACTGGTACAAGTTGGAGCGTGGCTTGTGGCTGCCTGCGTTTGCCAGTGAGTGGGGTTGGTGGAAAGCGGGCGAGGACATTTACCGCACCGGCCTAGCAGAAGCTGGCTTTCGTAGACTAACAGCGGATGAGCGCCCGGTTGTGGGTGATATGTGCAGTATGCGAATTGATAGTTCCGTACCCAATCACGGCGGGTTGTACATCGGGAACGGCCAAATGCTCCACCATCTAATGGACCAGTACAGCCGCGCGGACAGCATCGAACGGTATATGGCAATCATCAAAGACAACTGGTACAGACATGAATCAACTTAAGACCATACACCTTTACGGCAAGCTTGCAGACGAGTACGGCCCCAAGTTTGACTTGGCCGTGGCGACCCCTGCTGAAGCCATACGGGCTATGTCTGCTAACTTCCCTACGTTTTACCGGTCACTTTATGGCGGTGAATACCGGGTTATCAGGGGCAGGCCGGAGGAGGACTTTGCGCTTAACGAGGATCAACTGACCCTTAGCCTTGGGCAAGCTAATGACTTGCACATTATACCTATGCCCGTTGGTAGTAAGAAGACAGGGATATTCAAGATCATCCTAGGCGTGGCCCTGATAGCCATATCAATCTTTGTGCCGCCCGCAGGCATAGCCGGAGGTGGCACATTGGCGGCAGGCTTTGCTAGTGAGATTGCGTTAGGTGTTACCTACGGCGCTATAGCGGCTTTGGGTGCGTCCTTGGTCCTGGCTGGCGCGGCGCAACTGCTATCGCCAGCGCCTAAGTCGGATTATGGGGGCCGTGAAAAACCTGAAGAGCGTGCATCGTTTTTCTTTAATGGTCCTGTCAACACAATTGAGCAGGGCGGGCCGGTGCCTATTGTAGTTGGGCGTATGGAAGTTGGCTCGGTGCTTGTAAGCGCTGGCCTAGTAATTTCACGGATATAAAAATGCCTGACGGCTCACAACATGATCCCCTAGTTGAACGATTGGTTGGCCGTGCCAATGCCGATAGGCTGGCTGCGTTTGCCAAGGGCAAGGGCGGCGGCAAGGGTGGGAGTACGGGTGGGCATGTACCGTCCGAATCACAGAACACATTGCAAAGCAAGTCAACCGCCCGCTTTATTGATTTGCTTTGCGAAGGCCCTATCCTTGGACTTGTCAAGGGCGCGGAGTCAATTAATTTTGACTACACGCCATTGATGAATGAAGATGGCACCTACAACTTCGACGCGGTTAATTGGGTTACGCGCCTTGGCTATCCTGACCAAACTTTCCTAGCTGGTTTTGAAGAAGTCGAAAGTGAGGAAACAGTTGGCGCACAAGTCAAGCAATACACTAACAGCCAAGAGTTCACAGCGGCGGCAAGCGACATATGCACGTCAGTTAGTCATGGTCTTTCGACAGGTAACGGCCCCTTCCAGGTGGATACGTTGGGCGTCCTTCCTCCGGGGTTGTCGCTCTTAACTGATTATTGGGTTCACGTAAACGACGCGGACCATTTTCTATTTGCTATATCATCGGGCAATTCAACATCAGGCCCTTACGTCAATATCACCGGGCCGGGTAGCGGCATACATACATTCGGCGCTGTTACAGGTGGCGTAGTCCGCCAAATCAGCGACGATGAGATAACACGTCTACGCGTGGCCTTGCGTATGCCCGCATTGTCATATCAGAACCCGACTACGGGCGATTTGGTGGGCACGGTACTCCGCTTTATAATTGATGTACAGCCTAACGGCGGCAGCTATAAGCCTGTCCGCCAAATGAAAAAGTTTGAAAGCTTTGTTACTAGCACCGGGCCAACGGCTACGGGCCTGGACGTGGTGGCAAAGTATGATCCGGCCAATCCTAACGACGCTTCGGAAAAATGGTCAATCCTTGTTGAATATAAGTTGGTGTCGAGTGGTACATGGTTGGAGATGGGTAAAGCGTCGGGTGTTGCTAATCGCGTGCAAGTTATCGGCGGGCGTGACGGGGGCGGGACTTCCTATATAAAACCGGTCACGCGGCACTACAGCGTAATGGACTTGACCGAAGGCGATTACGAAGTCCGCGTTAGCAAGTTCAACGTAAAAAATCAGGGCGTTGGCGGCACGAGTTTGCCTCCCGGCACTGTCTCAATTATCACAAAGAAAGGATATGTCACCAAGGACTATATCGAACTCAATGACAAGGCCACGTCACCGGCGGAAGTCCAATATGACTTTGATTTGCCGGTAGGTGGCGCACCTTGGAATGTGCGGGTGCGCAGGGTCACGCCCGATAGCACACGGGTGAATCTCAATAATCAATTGTTCTGGTCAAGCTACACGAAGTTGATTGACGCTAAGGTGTCTTACAGTGATAGCGCCGTGATTGGCATTGAGATTGACGCACAGCAATTTGCCGGACGGGTGCCGCGACGGTCTTACGAAATCTATGGCCTAAACAATATCAGCGTGCCGGATAACTATGACCCAGAATCGCGGGTCTATGATGGCGTATGGTCAGGCACGTTTACAACGGCCTACACCACCAATGCAGTGTGGTTCCTATATACGCTGTTGACTAATAGGCGTTGGGGCTTGGGCAAGTACCTCGACAGTAGCGCCATTGATAAATGGTCTTTCTACGAAGTCGCTAAGTACAGTGACGTATTCGTAGACGATGGCTTCGGCGGGCTTGAGCCACGCTTTGAGGCCAACGGCATACTGAACAAATTTGAAGACGCGTACAACGTGCTCCAAGCCATAGCCAGCATCTTCCGGGGCATGATGTACTACGCAACCGGAACAGTGTTCGTATCGGCGGACATGCCCGGCACCCCTGCTAGGGCGATTGTCCCGGCGGATACCGTTAACGGCAAGTTCAATTACAGTGGCACCGGCCTATTAGCCCGCCATACGGTTGCACTGGTCAGTTGGAACGATCCTGTGGACCATTACCGGCCCACAATAGAGGTGGTGCAAAACGCGGCTTTGGTACGGAAGTACGGTTGGCGTCCGGTCAATGTCGCTATACCGCTTTGCACTAGCAGGGGGCAGGCTAGGCGACATGCCAAGATGATCTTGGATACAGAGGAGCATGAGACGGAGCTTTGTGATTGGGCCGTGGCCGTTGACAATTTGGACTTGATGCCCGGCCTGTTGGTGGATATCGCGGACCCTAACTATATGGGCGTCCGTTGGGGCGGGCGGTCGCCATCGGCCACGGCTACACATATTGTACTTGACGCGGCGGTGACATTGGAAGCCGGGGAGACTTACCAGCTCGGGCTTGTGATGGCTGACGGCAAGTTAGAATATCAGACGGTTACGAATGGACAGGGCACTTACACAGAGCTTGATGTTGCTGCGCCATATAGCGGTGCGTATTTGGGTGACAACATTCTACAGTCCGCATATGAACTTGATAATTCTGTTGTCTGGACCCGCACTCAACTTAACACTGTCACTCCTAACGCTGCTAATGCTGCCGATGGCACGGCTCGGGCGGATAAGATAGTAGCGAATACAGTGAGTGCGCAGCACTACATTACGCAGCGCTATGACCGTAACACAAATGTCTCTCAAATATTTGAATTAGTTTTTGATGTTGACCCGGCCGAGTACACAGCTTGTCAGTTGACCATTTCACAAGTTGACGGGGCAAGTGGTGCAGCCCTCGGTGTGAACTTATCAACTCAAGCTATGTCGCCGTCAACATTCGGCAGTGGTTATACTATTATTTCAAATAGCGTTTTGGACCTTGGCGGCGGTATCTATCGCTGCACATTGCGGGCACTTGTTCCTTCTGGTCAGGCTATCGGCACTTGTGCCCTTAAGCCGCAGAATCCTTATGGTACAACCTCTTTTGTTGGTGATAATAGTTCTGGCATTTACGCTTCAAATGCCCAACTGTACCACGTCCGCCCATGCGTACCCGGTGCTGTGTGGATATTGAAGGGCACCAATCTCAGCCCGCGCCAGTTCCGCATATTGGCCTTGTCAGAAATCGACAAGCTGACGGCCAAGGCCGTTGCCATCTTTAACGACGCGGCCAAGTATGACCGTGTTGAACAGGGCATTGTCCTAGCTGAACCGAACTATACGCTTATGACAACTGGCCCCATGGCCCCGCCAACGGCGCTTGGCTTTACCGAGTATTTGTACCGGGCCGGTCCTAGCGTCAAGTCCGCAGCAACGCTTAGCTGGACGGCCGCAGCGGACCCACGGGTGCAGATATATGAAGTGGCTACGCGTCGGGCGGGTGCGGGGAACTATACCACTATCGGCTTTACCAACCAACCGCGCGTTGAGGTGCTTGACACTACCGAAGGGTCATGGGGCTTTAGGGTGCGCGCCATTGACGGGCATAAGAGATTGTTTAGCCCATGGGCTACGCTGGACCCGGCTATAATCGCGGGCTTGGCTGGCAAGCCTGCGGACGTGACGGGTTTTTCGGTGTCTGTCATCGCTGGCGCTATGCAGCTTGTTTGGCAGCCGGTGACTGACCTGGACTTAGACCACTATAGGATCAAGTACAGCACATTGACCACGGGCGTAACGTGGGGTTCGTCTACTGACTACTCGCCCAATGTTAAAGATGTTACGGTGAAGTTGCCTATGGTTGTGGGCACCTACTTGATTAAGGCTGTGGATACCAGCGGGAATGAGAGCGTTAACGCGGCTAGTGTGGTCACGCCCATTGATGAGCAAAGCAATCTCAACATTGTGCAAACCATCACAGAGCATACAGCCTTTACCGGCACAAAGACTAATTGCACTGTGGTATCTAGCACCTTGCGTTTGACGGCGCTGGATACTAACATTGCGCAATCTGATTTGGACACGTCGCCTAATAGTGGTGCGCCAGTTGCCAGCGCCCTTTATGTGTCTGCCACTACGGTTGACCTTGGCGACGTTTACAACAATAGAGTTATCGCTACGCTTGACGCTATCGGCATTGATACCGGGAACGTCATGTCTAATTGGGTCACGTTGGCTAGTGTTGCGGCGCTACAGCAAACTGAACCAACCGAGTGGAAAGTGATCTTGCAGCTACGGACCACGCGGGATAACCCGGCGGGGTCACCTACTTGGACAGCGTGGAAAGACTTTGTTACCGGTGACTATACGTTTAGGGGAGCGCAGTTCCGCGCCATCATCCTAAGCTACGTTGCCAATACCAATGCCGCAATACGCGGGCTAGTGTTTACGGTTGACATGCCGGACAGGACGCTAGGGAATAAAAATGTTGCCAGCAACAGCGGCGCAGATACCAATATAACATACAGCCCGGCTTTCAAAGATGAGCCAGTGCTGCAAGTCACCCCTGCTAATATGGGTTCGGGCGATTACTACACGGCTACCAGCAAATCGCGCACGGGCTTTACGATCAATTTCTTCAATGCGGCTGCTACGCGGGTTTCCCGCAATTTCGATTGGACCGCTACAGGATATGGAACGGTAACGTAATGTCTCAGTATGATTTTGGGACCATCAATCCCGCAACCAAAAGCGGTACGGACCTTGCTTCCGATCTTAACTCGTGGCGCACTGCAATTAACAGCAGCCACAAAGGCGCAACCGCGCCAAGCTATCGGATAGCGGGCACAGTTTGGCTTGACGATGCTGGCACGCCATGGCTCGATAAAATTTATGATGGCGCGGATTGGATTGTGCGCGGGTCCGTTAACGCGTCAACCAATGCTTATACGCCTTACCTAGCGGGCGTGGCCATTGGGAATAGCAGTACGTCTGCCGTTGGTTTGGTTGAATTGGCAACGAGTGCCGAAGTCTTGGCCATGTCGAGCACGTCATTTGCCGTGACACCATCGGGCATAGGCGCGTTGTTTAAGCAGGGGTCTACTTTGACCGCCGCCAATGCGCTTAGCATCGGGTCCGGGAATGGTGGCTTGTTTGAAGTTGACGGCGCTACGGACGTGCACAGCATCAGTGACGCGGGCGGCCCTGGCAATGGGCGTACTGTTGTGCTGCGTTTCATCCATGCAACGCCCGGCCTACTGCGGCACAATGTAAGCGGAACTGAACGCGTATTCTTGCCGGGCGCTGTGGACATTGACATTAAGCAGTTCGATATCTTTGCGTTGACCCGCCTAGGTGCCAACTGGCATTTGACCGGTTACATTCCCTATGCTGGCTTAGTGCTAGCGGATCAACGCTTAGGCTACCGATACATTGAGGGCTGTGAGCTTTCAAATAACGGTACGGATGCGCTTAATGATATTGACATTTCAGTAGGTGAGTGCCGCGATGATGCCCACACTGTTGACATGGGTAGCAGCGCCATACTCACAAAGCGTCTCGATGCGACGTGGGCCGTAGGCAGTGGCAACGGCGGCATTGACACGGGCGCAAAGGCTGCCGCCTCTTGGTATCATGTATGGCGGATCAAGCGCCTTGATACAGGCGTGGTGGATGCCATCTTCACGCTCAATGCCGGTACGCCAAGTATGCCTACTAACTACACCAAGAAAAAGCGTCTTGGCTCTGTGCTTACTGACGGGTCATCTAATATACTTGCGTTCTTGCAACATGGCGGAGATTTTATCTGGAAGACTCCTATCCAGAATGACAATACAGTAAATGCGCTGGGCAGCGCCGCGCGGCAGGCGTTTGTTGTGTCTACACCGCTTGGGATTATAACCAGAGCCAAGGTCCGGTTCTATCCGGAGAATATCACTCACGCTATTTACTTTAGCGAGTCGGGTCAAGTTGACGTTGCAGCTTCATCGGGTGGTCCGTTAACTGCGCAAATGTGGACCGCTGGCGGTGTATGGCTATCTCCGTTACAAGATTTGGAAATCTGGACTGATACCTCCTCACAGGTTTTTGCCCGGTCCACCGCTGCCAATACCAATACGGACTTGGCAACGGCGGGTTGGTATGACCCAAGGATTTAAGCCATGACCTTTAGACCTTTTTGGTGGTGGTACAGTGACACGCGGATAGCCGAAGTAACGTCTGCGTTCATCCTGTGGTATTGGTGTTGGCTGTTGATGGTCTATGGTGAGCAGACGCTAAGCCTATATCGCTACAAGGTCATGGTCGCTGTACTCCCTAGCCAGTACGCTTGGGCCGCTATCTTTGGCGTTGCAGCCCTGCTACAAAGCCTTGCTATGTGTGGGGGCTTTTGGTTGCTGCGCTATCCAGGGGCCGCCGTTGCCATGGGTGTATGGGTTTTCATGGCGGTCATGGCTTCGCTAACTGTCCCATACGGTTCATCGGGTGGGGTTTACTTTGTACATGCCCTAGTCATGGCATGGGTTCTTATTCGCGGTCCGGTACATGGTTGACGTGCAGAACACAATGGAAAGAGCTATAACCACTGTGTTGACAGCGCTTGCGGCTGGCTTACTTGCATGGGTAGGCAGCACTTTAGTTGCTGCTTCAAATCAGCAAGCAACCATAGCCGCCACCATCTCCGGCTTGACGGTCCAGCTTACCGAAATCAAAAGCAACTTGCAGCGGATTAATGAGATTGATGGTAACTTGCGCGTGCTTGATAGCCGCGTTGATAGGTTGGAATTAGATTATCGTGAAGACCGTAGGAGGGTCCAGTGACAGCACCAAAGCAATTGCCCCGTGGAATACGGCGCAACAATCCTGGCAACATTAAGGAACTGCCGGGCGACAAGACACAATGGCAGGGTGAGCGGGCGACGGATGATGATCCTGTATTCGAAGAATTTACCACGGCGCAAATGGGCATCCGCGCCCTTGCCGTGATCTTGCGCACATACCAGCGGCG